ATGAGCAGGGCAATTCATAGACTTAGCGACACTCTTTTACGAAAATTAAGCGGATCACCAACCACAAAAAGCACCTTTTTTAATGATGGTGGCAACCTTAGCGTAAGGCATTCAACCAATGGCCTGTTAACCTGGTATTTCACTTACAGGGCTGGAACTGGTAGGCAGATATCACCGGAACGTCTGAGGCTGGGCAATTATCCCGATCTGAGCCTGAAAGCTGCCAGGGAAAAAGCGGCACAGTGTCGCGCCTGGCTGGCTGAGGGGAAAAATCCGCGCTATGAACTTAATCATGCTGTACAGGACGCGTTAGCCCCCGTGACGGTTAAGGAAGCGCTCACTTACTGGCTTGAATCGTACGCAAAGGAAAAGCGCACTGACTACGAATCACTGAAAAGCCGGATCAATAAACACATAATTAGCCAGATTGGCGCTATGCCACTGGAAAAATGCGAGCTACGCCACTGGCTGGCCTGTTTTGACCAGCTTGCTAAGCGTAATCCGGTATCAGCCGGATTTTTGCTACAGGTATGCAAACAGGCGCTTAAGTACTGCCGAAAACGACGATACGCAATCAGCAACGTTCTTGATGATATGGTTGTCGGTGATGTTGGGAAAAAAGCAGAAATAAGCGAGCGCGTACTAACAAACAAGGAGCTTGGGGAATTACTACGCGCCCTGGATGAAAAAATTTACCCACCGTACTACAGCGCCCTGATTCGCCTCCTGATTGTCTTCGGATGCCGTACCACTGAGCTAAGACGCTCTGAGGTCCAGGAATGGGATTTTAAAGAAATGCTCTGGACCGTGCCGAAAGAACACAGCAAAACGAAGGTAGCAATATTCAGGCCAATACCGGAAGCGATCTTGCCGTTTGTCATGAAGCTGGTGGAGCAGAACAGGCACACGGGATTATTGCTCGGAGAACTGAAAGGGCAATCATCCGTATCAGAGTACGGAAGAACGGCACACAGACGCATTAATCAAGCCCCATGGACGTTGCACGACATCCGGCACACGTTTACAACGATGCTGAACGATTTAGGCGTTGATCCTCATGTAGTGGAGCAGCTAACCGCGCACCAGTTGCCAGGAATGCAACGAGTCTATAATCACTCCCGTTATCTTGATGCAAAACGTGACGCTCTTAATCTATGGGGTGAGCGTCTCGAGCTTCTCCAGAACAATGATGAAAAAATCGTTGTTATGACCTCGCGAATTTACTCCCAAAATTCTTGACAAATTACGGCTGTTTTTCTTCGGGAAAATAGCCTTCTTAAAAAAATCGTCGAAGTTCGACCAAAGTTCGTCGTTTTTTTATTTGTCAATCATCGAAAAAATTGAAATTCACTCTCCTGAATCCTTATTCTCTGTTTCTTGATTGTTCCAACACCTGATGGTTTATCTATTTGTTTTTAATGAGGTAATTCAGGTGTTATGCCAAATGACGACATTTTTTGTTGCGTCGCTTAAAAACTCGTGACACGATTTTAAACACTAACGAGCTTCTACGAACCTTAGCGAACAAAGCCTTTAGCATGGTTGTGTTTTTAATTTAAGAGGTGAAAAAGAATCTAAGTAATATCCGATCTTATATATCTACAGCTAAGAGAAAAGTTTATATACGTAATTTTTATGTAGGTTTTTGTATGCGTGAAATAAATGAAGATCGTGTAATCCGCGAAAAAGAATGCAGAGAGCTAACAGGCGTTTGCCGCACAACTCGTTACGAGATGGAAAAGCAGGGCCGCTTCCCCTCACGTATCAGTCTTGGCGGTCGTTCTGTTGGCTGGGTTAAGTCTGAGGTTATGGAATGGGTTAAAAGCCGGGATCGTATTAATTCAGGTAAGGCAGCGTAGGGGGAACATATGACACATAAAACAAAGGCGACCTGTGGCGGTCGCCAATGGGAAAACACTCAACATAAGCCCGAACATCATAGCGATTTGCTGTCTGGTGGGCAATGTGCTCAGTGTGCTGGCTTGCTGGTGGACTATTCCTGCTCTTTGGCCTTGCGGCGCTGGCGGCGTTTGATTTCGCCTTTAACGGCAGTAACTATAAATTGCGCTTTGCTTTCACCTTCATCTAAATTTTTTTCTAAGTCTGCAACAACATCATGCGGGAATCTGGCATTTAACTGTTGCGACTTATTATTTGTTGAACCTGTTGCCATTACTGAATCCTCTCTAAGTTGGTGCGATTCAGTATACACAAAAAAAATTCAGAGAAAAGGCTTGAAGTGCGATTCACTTGCTGATAGGTTAAAAACAGATGGTGCGATGCACCAAATAACAACGCCCCGCAGTGGTGGCACACATGCAGGGCGTCTAACAACCAACGATAGCAACAGTATCGAGGTAGCTATGAGAAATCATACCACACACCCGCAAGGGCGGGACTCGCACAACCTGAATAAATACATCTGGCGTTTTATCGCCCTGAGCACGGCACAACCGCGCGTGATTACCATTGAGGCCACCAGCGAACAGGAAGCACGCCAGCAATCTCCGGCTGGCTGCGTGATGGTATTCGCTGCCCGTATTCGTCAGGGGGAAACCTATGCACAATAAAACCACACCGGACGCAACCGCCGCCGCACTCACTACACTGATGCACGCGCTGATTGATATTTCTGTTATTGCTGACAGGGCGCATAAACACGCAGCCAGAGAATCAGAATGCATCTTCCATTATTTAGCATTTGTGCAGCTAAAAGCCGATCAGGCACTGGATAAGGCCGGAAAAATTATCATGGCTGATGTGCAGGAGGTGCACCATGCATAACCTGTCAATTTCTGACCTTAACAGCATTCAGTTTGACGAGAAATTTACCGGGCAGTTGCTGGTCAATGTGGAGAACGGGCGCATAGTGCGTAATTATCACCTGCCGGATGGTGCAATTGCCGGAAGCGTTGAAGCATTGCTGGAACTGGCGGAACGTGCGCGACTGATTAAGCCGTCAACGAGCCATCACGATGATGATCTGCATTTTACCGGATGTATGGTGAGTCACTACGAAAACGGCGTCGAGGTATCCTGCGAACGGCTGCGTGATGATTGCTGTTTCGGCACACTGCCGGAATTTATCGAGTTGCTGACCAGTTGCGGTTATCATGTCATTCAGGGGGGTAAACATGCGTGATGATCGTTTTAATTCCCTGAAACAGGAATTTTCCGGCGTTCCTGATGATGCGGCTGATGCGCTTTCGTCAATGCCAGAGCTTATTAGAGCGGCTTTTTTCTTACTTTCCACGAGAGAATATAAATCAACGGGGCTTGATGTACTGAATATCGCCGCCGATTATGCGGAATATGTGGCAGAGGCGCGTTATAGAAGAAAATTTCCTGAGGATGTAAGCCATGCGTGATATTTACCACCAAACAATAGACCGCGCATTTCTTGCACTTTCTCACAGTGAAAACATGATGGAAATATTTCGCATATGGCTTGAAACACTTGGCGACAATGAACGCGACAAACAAAAATCAAGAATTGCCACGGCATTAATAACGCTTCTTGAGCCTGTAATAATGGAACTGCAAGAAATAGATCTATTGCACGACAGATATAAAGAACAGCACACCGGAGAATAAAAATAATGAAACTTAAATATTCTGGCTTAACTGCCAGTGGCAACACTCACCCTAAATTTACGCGCGGTGATATTTACCGCGACCAGTACGGCGGCACGGTAATGATTAAGGGCGTGGAAGAACGGCGCGTAACCTACCGCCGTGAAGGTTACGAATATGATTGCGTGATGCCTGTTTATCAGTTCCGGCGTGATTTTTCTCTGGTACAGACCGCGCCGCATAACGTGCCCACCAGCAACGCCAGGGCACGGGCAAACATCCAGAAGCTGAAAACCATGATTAACGGATTCAGGGGTAAAAAATGAAACTGGCACCGAACGTAAAACAGCAGTCACGCGGCATAAAACACAAAGAAACAGAAGTCATTATTTTTGCGGGTAGTGATGCCTGGGCACACGCGAAACAATGGCAGGAACATGATGCGCGTATGGCCGGAGATAATGAGCCTCCTGTGTGGCTTGGGGAGCAGCAGTTATCAGAACTGGATAAGCTGCAAATTGTGCCGGAAGGCAGAAAATCCGTGCGCATATTCAGGGCCGGATATCTTGCGCCAGTAATGATAAAGGCGATTGGCCAGAAGCTGGCGGCGGCAGGCGTACAGGATGCAAATTTTTACCCTGATGGTATGCACGGTCAGAAGGTGGAGAACTGGCGCGAATATCTGGCCCGTGAGCGCCAGAATCTTTCTGATGGTCTGGTCATTGAGCTTCCGGTAAAGCAAAAGGCGCAACTTTCGCAGATGGCGGACAGTGAGCGCGCGCAGCTGCTTGCCGATCGCTTTGATGGCGTTTGCGTACATCCTGAAAGTGAAATCGTTCACGTATGGCGTGGCGGGGTATGGTGTCCGGTCAGCACAATGGAACTGAGCCGCGAAATGGTGGCGATCTATTCAGAGCACAGGGCCACTTTCAGCAAGCGCGTAATCAATAACGCCGTGGAAGCGTTAAAAGTTATTGCCGAACCAATGGGCGAGCCGTCCGGCGATTTGCTGCCGTTCGCCAATGGTGCGCTTGACCTGAAAACGGGGGAATTTTCCCCGCACACGCCGGAGAACTGGATCACCACGCACAACGGCATTGAGTACACGCCACCAGCACCAGGGGAGAACATCCGCGATAACGCGCCAAACTTTCATAAATGGCTTGAGCACGCAGCCCGAAAAGACCCGCGCAAGATGATGCGTATATGTGCCGCGCTGTACATGATTATGGCGAACCGGTACGACTGGCAGATGTTTATTGAGGCCAGCGGAGACGGCGGGAGCGGTAAAAGTACATTCACACACATAGCCAGCCTTCTGGCAGGGAAACAGAACACGGTAAGCGCTGAAATGACATCGCTTGATGATGCTGGTGGACGTGCGCAGGTTGTCGGGAGTCGTCTTATCGTCCTGGCAGACCAGCCGAAATATACAGGCGAAGGAACGGGCATCAAGAAAATCACGGGCGGCGACCCCGTGGAAATAAACCCGAAATATGAAAAGCGTTTCACGGCGGTAATCAGGGCGGTGGTGCTGGCGACCAATAATAACCCGATGATATTCACCGAACGGGCCGGAGGTGTGGCACGTCGTCGCGTGATTTTCCGTTTCGACAATATTGTTAGTGAGGCCGAAAAAGACAGGGAACTACCGGAAAAAATTGCGGCTGAAATCCCCGTCATTATCCGCCGCTTGCTGGCGAACTTTACCGACCCTGAAAAGGCGAGGGCTTTACTACTGGAACAGCGTGACGGTGATGAAGCACTGGCAATAAAGCAACAGACGGATCCGGTTATTGAGTTTTGCCAGTTCCTGAATTTTCTGGAGGAAGCGCGCGGCCTGATGATGGGTGGCGGTGGTGATTCAGTGAAGTACACGACCAGGAACAGCCTTTACCGCGTCTATCTGGCGTTTATGGCATACGCAGGCAGGAGCAAACCGCTAAACGTGGCTGAGTTCAGCAAGGCCATGAAGCCAGCGGCGAAAGTTTACGGGCATGAATATATTACGCGAAAAGTTAAGGGAGTAACGCAGACCAACGCAATTACAACAGACGATTGCGACGCGTTTTTATAATTTTTTGTAAAAGCCCTCTACCCCATCTACCCGAATGAAATAAATACATATTATTCAACATGATAAGTGGGTAGAGGGCCAGGTAGAAGGCTAATAAAAGCTCTCTACCTCTTCTACCTGATTTTATCAGTTTCAGGTAGCAGGGTAGACGGCAGGTAGAGGAGCCCCAAAAGCTATCTACCCGCTGAAAGCCTCGCCATTACTGACATGATGAGCATTCGGGTAGATGGGTAGAGGGGGGGGAGGCACAACTAAAAACTTTTTAAACGAGGGGGTGAAAATAAATGCGCATACATCAAAATCACTTAACAAACATGCCAGCCGAAAACATGAATCAGGGGCGACAAATGACCAAAATTCGCAGAGACAGAACAGAGCCAAAATATAAAGCGTTAGACATGACTGAGCATACCTTAAAGGTGGCAATCAGAACGATAGACCGCCATGCGGGGGAAGGATACGCGAAAGCACATCCCGACCTGATAAGCGCATTCATGACCACGACGGCGGCAAACTTTGCCACGCTGACAGAACGGGAGATTGCCGAAGCGGAACAGGTAACAACCATCAACATTAAAACCGGAGAGGTGGAATCATGACAGCACAGATAGCCGCTTACGGGCGGCTGGTGGCTGACCCACAGTTAAAGACCACCAGCAAGGGTACACAAATGGCGATGGCGGGTATGGCTATCCCCCTGCCGTGCAGCCAGGCCGATGACGGAACGGCGACGATGTGGTTATCCGTCCTGGCGTTTGGCAGACAGGCCGACGCACTGGCAAAACACCGCAAAGGCGAGCTGGTGAGCGTGGCGGGTAACATGCAGGTAAGCCAGTGGACAGGCCAGAACGGCGAAACGCGGCAGGGCTGGCAGGTTATCGCAGACAGCGTAATCAGTGCGAGAACGGCGCGACCGGGCGGCAAAAAAGGCCAGCAGGGGCAGGCTACTGACGCACTGAACAGGGCAAAACAACAGGCGGGGAATGATGATCCGTACGGGGATAACATACCGTTTTAAGCAACGAGTGACAGAAGCCGGAGAAATCCGGCTTTTTTGTAGGTACTCCTGGTGGGGGTGGCCTGTCCACGGGGCGGAGGGGCGCGGAAAAAGGCGCATTTTTTGATTTTTATGGCACCATCACCACCACTATAAGTTATTGATATATTGAGGAATAAAAATTTTTAGTGTCGAATCAGGTTGTTTTTTGTTCATCACTGGAGCGTTCCCGAAAGCATTTACAAAAAAATAGGCGCAAAAAAAGCGCCCCCGATTGCTGTTACCGGAGGCGCTTTTACACGACAAAGGAGTTTTTATCGCCAGGATGACGAGTCTTAATACTGCTTCAATGGCAAAAATGCGTCAATAACTTTGCCTTTCTGAGAATAATCAGAAAAAACATAATCTGATTTTCAGGTAGAAAATGATTTATCTATTACTTTTATCGATCAATAATGATGCCCGTTAATCAAAACGGAGGCGGATTTATGCCAGAGAACAACACCAGAAAGCCGGATAAAAGTGCCACGGTACACATAGACGCCGGAACTATGGAGAAGATCGAACGCTATCAGCAGTTCATCAAAGATAATCACCCGGGTATGCCAGTGCCCACGAAAGGACAAATCACACGCAGCGCGGTTGAATACTGGTACAGGGCAACGTTAGGAGCCTGGCTATGAAAACATGGTTTTCCATTAAGGCTATGGCAGATGTTGTACATGTGCGCATTTATGACGAGATCGGCGGGTACGGTGTAAAGGCATCGGCACTTACTGACGAGATCAACGCGTGCGGTAATGTGTCTGAAATCCATCTTCGCATCCATTCACCTGGTGGCGACATCTTTGAAGGGCTGGCTATCTATAACGCCCTGAAAAATCATCCGGCAAAGAAAATTGTACACATTGAAGGCATGGCGGCTTCTATGGCCTCGTTTATTGCCATGTGTGGCGATCACATCGTTATGCCTGAAAACGCGATGATGATGATACATGCCCCCCGTGGTGTTACTGCCGGAGTGTCGGGCGACGTTCGCCGCTTTGCTGACCTGATGGACAAGCTGGGCGACACGATGGCGGAAACCTACGCCGGAAGAACGGGCAGGAGCAAACAGGAAATCACCGCCATGATGGAGGCGGAAACCTGGATGGATGGCAATGAGTGTAAGGCTAACGGCTTCGCAGATGAGGTTATAGCCGCGATTACAGCAATGGCCCGAATTGAATCAAAACGAATCGGAGATTTTTCAAATATGCCGGAAAAAATTAAAAGCATGATCAGCCAGAAAACTACCAGTGGCGAACAGGAACGACTTAACGGCATCCGTGAATTGTTTGGCACGTTCAACGGAAGATATAACGACCTGGCTATAAGTTGTCTTGCTGATTCAGAATGTAGCGTTGAGAATGCACGCGAACGCCTTTTACTCGCTATGGGTAAAGAATCAACGCCAACAAACAAAACCACCCCCGCAAATCTTTACTACGCGTACACGGATAACGGCAACATAACCGGCGATGCAATGCGCCAGGGGCTTAATGCGCGTCTTGGTCACGAACGGGCCGAACGCGGTAATCCTTACGCCATGATGAGCCTTTTCGATATGGCACAGGCATCATTAACCCATCGTGGTATAAGCACGGGCAGCTACGGCACACGCTCGCAGATAGTAAACGCGGCATTCACCCACAGCAGCAGCGATTTTACCGATATTCTTGCTGGTGGCGCTGAAAAATCAGTGCTTGCAGGCTGGGAGCACAGCGGCGAAACATTCCGCCAGTGGACGAAAAAAGGTTCCCTTTCAAACTTCCGGGAAGCCCGCCGCGTTGGTATGAATGGCTTCTCAACGTTAAACAAAGTGCCGGAAGGGGCAGAATATAAATACATCACCACCAGCGATCGCGGTGAACCCATCGCGCTGGCTACTTACGGGAATATTTTCAGCATTACCCGCCAGGCGATAATCAATGATGACCTTGATCAGTTATCAACGGTGCCAATGGCTATGGGCCGTGCTGCATCAAGAACGGTGGGAAATCTGGTTAATCTGGTGCTTACAGGCAACGTAAAACTTTCTGACGGAATAGCGCTGTTTGACAAAAAACACAGCAACCTGATTGAAGCAGGACTGACAACACCGGGACTTAGTGCAGCACGTCACCTGATGCGCACACAGAAGGACAAAAATGGCGAAGTGCTGAATATTGCGCCTAAATTCCTTTTAGTTCCGGCAGCACTGGAAGATCGCGCGTTGCAGATGATTAACTCAACCGCACCTTTCGGGGCTGATAAAAACAGCGGGATCTTTAACCCGTATCACAAGCTACTTGATATCATCGTCGATCCCCGCCTTGATGATATCAGCGAAAAACAATGGTACATGCTTTCCGCACAGGGAACGGACACAATCGAGGTGGCTTATCTTGATGGCAATGACGAGCCTTACCTTGAACAGCAGGAAGGTTTTATCGTTGACGGCGTGGCCTGGAAAGTCCGTATTGATGCAGGTGTGGCAGCTCTGGATTATCGCGGTATGGTCAAATCAGGCGGGACAGATTCACTCTGA